GATCCCGACCAGGCCGTCGAACATGGACTCGTACTCCTGGCCATCCTTACCGAACAGCCAGTTGTTACGGCCACGATCGTAGGCGTTCTGGACGATCGTCGGCCAGCGCGTCTCGGCCATCAGGGCCTTGATCTGGTAGGGATGCGCCAGACAGACATAGAAGCCGCGCCCGCCCTGGAATCGGATAGGTTTGAACTTCGGCTGCGCCATCTGCATCTTGCGCTTGATGGTGGAGATGACATACGAGCCGAACAGGTTGTTCGTCAAACTGTCGATCGCGTTGTCGTCCGCGACGGACTCCACCGTGCCATCGGCTTTCTGCCCGCCGTACCAGATACGGTTGGCGTGGGGGGCCTTCTCGTTGACGGTGAGGATGCTTGTGCTACCCTCGCCGACATAGTCGCCCTGGTTGCCGACACCAGAGAGAGCGTACAGCAGGTCGTTCTCAACCTGCTCCGCGGTCCAGCGTCCCAGCGCGGTCCCGCCGCGCTCGAGGATCTTGAACCCGGTGCGCTGGTCGGTCATCTTACCGGCGCTGCGCACACCGTGTGAGCGCTCGTGGATGACGAGCGGGAAGTTGTAGAACGACATAGCCTCTTCGTTCGATTCGATGTCGCTATCATCGTACCCGCCGGCTCCCGTCAGGGGCATGTCCAGCTGGAACGTGACCTGGTCACCAGGTTGAGAGAGCAGATCGTTCTTGACCACGATCGCCGTGGCTCCACCCTCCTGGCCCATCAATTTGGTCAGCTGCATATTCTGCAGCATGTACTTGAACATTGTGTCCGACCAGCGTTTGCGCGTGAGCGCATTGGCTGACAGAATTTGGGTCGTTGCCATTGCTAACTCCTACCAAGGAGGGTCAGGCGTTGATCAGTGACACCAAGTCATCGATCTCTTTACCCGCCGTGTACCCGTCCTGGTCATCAATGCCGAGTTTCTCGTCGGTCGCTTCCTCGTCCCTCGAGGCGCCGCCCGTCTTGCCACCCGGCTGGTTTTTGGGTTTCGTTTTGGCAGGAGGATAGAGAGCCAACGCGGCTGCCTTGTCGGCCTCGGACCCCTTGGCCATGATCCGCTCCCAGGAGAGGTTCAGAGCCTTTGTGACGGGGTCAGGGTCGCCCATGATGGCCGCCTGGTCCTCTTGGGCAAGGTAAGGTGCACCCATGGTCGCCAGAGCGCGTTCGCGCCCCTCCATGGCTTGGAGCTGCTGCAGCCGGATCTTCTGAGTGATCTGCGCTGCGTCAGGGGGTGCGGCCTGCTGCTGACGTTTCTCCTCCCACTTGCGCTGCGCCAGCTGTACCTTAACTGGAACATCGTTCATGGTGACGTCTTCGTCATCCTGGGCCGCCATCCACTCTTCAAGCGGGGCGGTGCCTGCTTCCTTGCCGGCTTTCGCTTCTGCCAGTTCCAACTCCTTGTCGACGAGCTGCTGCTCGAGCATCTCTGCCCGGCGGCGTTCTTCCTTCTCGCCCTTCTTCCACGCGAGCGCAACAGGTTCAGGAATCGAGCGGTCCTCGCTCTCGTCCTTCTTCTCTGCAGGCTCTTGATCTTCTGCCGGCTGCGCTTCGCCCTCGGGCTGCGCTGCGGGGCCGGCTGCGGGGCCGGCGGCTTGCTGATCGCTGGACTGCGTGTCGTCATCCTGACCATCGGAGGCAGCCTCGATCTGTCGATCAAGTTTGTCTTCGGCTTCGTCAGGCTCAAGGGGTTGGCCTTCTTCGTTAATCAGTTCATCCAGACTTGCCATATCATGATCTCCTTTTCACTCCGGTGGAGTACACCGTGACACCGCAGTTTACCCCCTGCGGCATGGGTGACACCGCTGCACCCCAGCGGCCAGGGCAGAGCACCTACATCATGATGCCCTTCAGGGTTGCCTGCTTCGGATTCGCCGGGATGGCGATGCTTGGATACCAGACACCGGCCTTGATCGCATTGATTTCATACTTCCAGGTCCAGTACTGCCCCTCGGTGTATTGCGTCGAGGAGTTGCAGCGCGTCGTGAGCAGGTCAAGGCGCGCCTCCATTTGTTTGATGTCGTCAGCCGTCAAAGTATGCGGCTTGTCTACGGTCTTAGCATTCAGACCGATCAGGGTCTGGTTGGCTTTTTCCTGGATCCGCGCCAGAGCCTCCGCGTCGGGGCCCTCGAGGATCTCGGCGGCTTCGTCCAGCTCTGTGGTCACATCTTCGGGATCCATTGGGGGCGGGACAAAGGGTTCGGCGGCCTTGGGCAGCCGTACAGTTTTCTCTTCCTGGGCCACCACTTCGGAGGCCTTCTTCTCAGTTTTACGCGCCATGGATTGTCTCCTTTACGCTGCGCCTGCTGGTGCAGGCTGTTGTTCCTGGAGGGCCCTACCGTCGCCCACCTGGGCGGCGATGATCCTCTCCTTGCCGGGTACGTCTGTTGCGTTGATCAGGTCCTCACGCGGCACTGGCTGGTACTGCGAGGCCAGCAGCATGTTGTTCAGGTCGATCATCTCGGCGGCCTTGCGTTCGCGGAAGGTGGCGGCAGCCTCGGCGACCGATGCGCGGGCAGCCAGTTTGCCGTACTTCAGGCGAGGCAGCTCGTCGAGCAGCATGTCGATCGCCAGTTCCTTGGTGGCCTCGTCAATGTCGTCCATCATTTTGTGCCACGCCCGCTTGTGGACGCTGTACTGCTCCAGGGCGTCCTGTTGGGTCCGCAGGTCCTGCTCGATCATCAGGGACGGTTCAGGGGGCGTAGGTTGCTCCAGGGCGTCCTGTGGCAACGTGGCGATGATCAGCTCGCGCGCCTGCTCGAACATCTCGGGATCGATCAGATCCTCCTCGTCGACCAGGCTGCGGATCTCGTCCTCAGAATACATGTTGGCCTGCAGGATCATCTTGGTTGTCAGGACCGCAAACTGCTCGCTGGTGGCGTCGTAGTTCCCGAACGGAGAAGCGCTGCCAGTCATCGCGGCGTTCTGCTTGGCCAGAATGGCGCGCCCGCTCATGTCCTTGGAATCGAACGTCGGCATCTCGCGCCGGACGTTGGCGATCTCGGCGATATGCTGGGTGCTCCGCTCCGCGGCACCATCCGCTGCTACCGGGTACGGGTTGGGCTCCATGCGCTCGACCACGCCGCCGAACTTGTCCAGCGGGATGACCACGCCATCGTTGCCCCCGTTCTGCTCCAGCCAGTCCAGCCACAGTTTGTGAGACTCGCCGACCTTGTAGCCGGTGTTGGCCAGCTGCTTGAGCAGGTTCATGCCCATCGACCAGGAGGCGTTCAAGGTCTGCTGCGGGCCGATCAGGTTGTCGACCAGGCCGAACTCCTTGCCGTCGAAAAAGTAGGGGGAGAACCGGACATACGGGTAGTCGTGGATCCCGTCGTAGGGATCCTCCCAGGCAGCCAGCGGGACGTTGCCAACCAGCAGGGCCTTGTTCAGAATCGGCACCATCAAGGGCCTACCCAGGCGATCCTTCTTGATCAGGACCGCCGGCGTCTGGGGGTTTGCCTCCAGGCGCTCTTCGGCGTACTTGATTGCGCTGCGGGTCGTCAGGATCTGGAACCGGCTCGGCTGATCGAGGCGCCGCAGCATCGCGCCCGGCTTGTACGTCTTCCAGAAATAGGTGCTAACCCGGTAGTCATCCTTCCAGCGGTTGAACTCTTCCTTCTCGGTATTCTTGAAGCGGTTCCGCTGCTGGCGGTAGTCGTTCTTGGTGTCCCACTGCCGGCCAGCACCAAAGATCATGCTGTGCAGCCGCTCGACAAAGTTGGAAAACCCGGTCGTCCGGTTGGCGTCGTAGTTGGTCGCGCCCAGGGCCCGCTGCCGTTTCGGCCACCAGCCGTGGATCAGGTCCTTGGGCATCCACTCATCAACGATCAGTCCCCGGGCACCATTGCCAACGGCGTTCATGTTGTACTGCTGGCAGGAGGGATCCGGCAGGACCATAAAGGTCGACGCGGTCTTGACCTCAAGGTCACCGCGTTCGGGATCCATCTCGTAGTCAACGTCCATGCCCATGTACGCACGCCCGTTGGTCACGCCGGCCTGGAACATCTTGCTCTTCTTCCTGGTGGCCTGGTTGCGGTCCAGGGCGGCTTTCGCCAGCGCCGTGATCAGTCGGGTCTTGGTGGCCTCTTTGGCCGTCAGGTTCATCACCTCGATGTCACGCGGGTTCTGGACCTCGTTGCCGATGATCTGCATTACGGTCGGCAGGATCTGGTTGATGGTCAACGAGTGCCGGCGCTTGGCCTCGTTGTAAGCAAAGTCGTCGGGATCCCACTGCTCACCGATCGTAAAGTCCTCACACAGTGACATCTGCTCGAACGCTGGCATGTTGCCATCCTCGTAGCGTCCGCGCATCTCCAGCAGCCGGGTGACCAGCTGCTCGCCTTTGTGTCCTGTTACCGATAGGTTTTTCATGGTTTCCCTTCTGGCCAAAAAGAAACGGGGCCGCGCTGGTGTTATCCAGTCACGGCCCCGTATAGGCTGCGATGTATACGGCATCTCGGAGGGGATCAGGCCTCCTATGCCTACTCTCTTTTTGGCACTATTTCATTGCTTCGTTCACGCAGTTCTTGCAAGTCTCGATCGTGTCAGGGCACGGCTCGCACTGCAGGTCCCAGCCCATGGTGCGCGCCAGGTTCTCCAGCTGCTGCTTGTGCGTGTCGCACACATACGCAGTCGTCCCAGGCCAGTGGGCCAGCCAGGCTGCAGGGAACAGGTCAGGGCTCACGCCTCGGCTCCCTCCTTGTCGGCGGTGTCGGACGTCGATACCACGACCTCGCTCGTGTCCAGTAGTCGCTCCAGACGCTCCAGCCGCAGCTGGACGGTCTTGAGGTCCAGATAGACCTGCTCGACTTCCTTCAGGATGCCGGCCACGTCAATGCCGTTGGGGTGATCCCCAGTAAGCGGGCCCCGCGCGAGTCTCTTGGCGATCGCTGTGCGCGTGGTCAGGTCGATGCGCAGCCGGGTGATCTCTTCTGCCGTCCCCATCGACTGGCCTTCGGTCGCCAGGTCCTCGAGGGCTTTCTCGGTTTTCAATCCTCTCGCTGCGTCTGCTTCAGTCATCGGCTCCATACTCGTCTCCATCAGTAAGCAAAGGGTGACATGGGTTTCTTCGGGCCCGGGATAAACTCCCGGTCGCCCGTACAGTGCTCAATATGCTTGGTCATCGCGACCATGGCAAACCCCAGCGCCTCGATAGGCGGGATGTCACCCATTTTGTACGCACTCATCTGCGAGTTCTGGATCCCTGCCATGTAGTTCGTTACCTCGCCCTTCTTGAGGAACAGCTGCCGGCTGTCGCGGCCCAGCATCTGCTGGATCTGCGGCAAGATATACTGGTACGGCGTGTCCATGTCAACCACGGGTGAACGGCTGACCATGATGTAGCCCTCGTCATCCTCGGGCGTGGTGTTGCGCATGTTCCACTCGTTCTTGATTTTCACCGCCGGCAGGTTGTCGGTGTCACCCATCCACCGATCGATCTCGTACTTGACCTGCATGCCGCCCATCTGGGCCACCAGGCTGCGCGTGTCAGGGGACTTGAACTCATCCAGGAGGAAAATGTTATGCACTCCGCGGTCGCGCATCCTGGAGAGCCCCAGGACCACACAAAAGCCGGGCATCTTGGCCGAGGGCCAGCTGACGCCCCCAACCATATGCCGGTAGTATTCCCGCAGCAGGCGGGATCCGTAGCCGTGTCCGATGGGCATGCCGGCCAGGCGCTCCATGATGGGTTTGTACGCCTTGCTCATGCCGCCAGATCCTCCGCGCTGAAGTAAGCCTCGCCGGCCACGCCATAGATCCCGTACCGCAGCGCATCGAGGGCGTGGTCGTTGACCTTGAACGGCTCATCTTTGGGGTCGGACGTCTCGGCCTTGGTTTCGTGCCACTTGTACGCCGGCATCTCCCTTCGCAGCTGCTCGCAGGTGTTGAAGATGTACAGTTTCGGCTGGCGGTTGGCCTGGACCTTCAGGTGGGCCTGGACGCACTCTATGCCGCGCCTGACGTCCTTCATCGCCGGGATGGTGTCGATGCCCAGGTCCTCGAACTCGAAGCGATCCTGGGCGTCGTGGTCGGCCCAGGTGCAGCGGTAGCGCTCGCCCTGGCTGACCTCGTGGATATGCTCGGCGTGGGTGCGCAGCAGCTCGCGCGCCTTGTGGTATTCGCGGTAGACGAAGAACTGGCCGTCAGGGTTGCGGGCGAGCCACAAGCAGCAGAAGGGGTTGTTGAACCCCCAGTCGATGCAGCGCCATCTGTCCCAGGTGTTGGGGATCCTGAACGGCTCAATGACATGGACGTCGGAGCGGTAGGAGCGATAGACCGCGCCGGCGAAGGCGGCGAAGTATCCCTTGATCCGCGTCTCTTGGATTTCTTCCGGCCACTCCGCGATCAGTGCGTCGATTTCTGCATCGTCACAGTAGCCACCACGGCTTCGTCGGTTGTCGTTCAGATCCGCGTACTGGATCGAATCCGTAGCCGGAAGATTCGTGATGCGGTCTTCGAGCCACTGCTGGTGTATGATCGGTGTCATGCTCTGGCGGCTGAAGCCGTTTCGATCGATGAGTCGAGCCTGGATCTCCTGCCAGATCGCCTCTGAGTCTCTGGTTGCCTGTTCGTCTCCGTAGAACGCATCGATCGCTCGACCCTGGAAGGCCTCGCGTCCCTGCTCGTAGGCTTTGAACTCTATCCGGTTGCCATTGATCAATCGTATTTCTCGAGGGATTTCCTCTTGTTTATTGTGCCAGACAATCTGCGTGATGTTGGCCGGGTGGATATACCGTGACACTTTCTCGTACCAGAGCAACTTGCCAACCATCTGCCAGTTGATGGTCGCGGCCCAGATGATCGCCCTCTTGGGCGTGGTACGCCAGGGGTGGCATCCCATCGCATAGGCGCACATATCGTAGCCGATGTTGGACTCGCTCTTGCCCGAGCGGTTTCCTCCCATGATCCAGGCGTTCTTGGCTGTGGTCATGTGGTGCT